AACGACAAATAAATACTATGTACAAAGAGGAAACATTTATTACGACATTACACCTATAAGGAAAACCTCAACCAACAGTATTACTTTTTCTGCTACCGATGGCTCCTCAACTCTAACAGTAACGGACAGTTCTCATGGTGCTGTTGCGGGAGACTTTGTAACAATATCAGGTGCTGTATCATTGGGTGGTAATGTTACTGCTAGTGTGCTAAATCAAGAATATCAAATAAATCGAGTGCCATCTACTAACACTTACGAAATAACTGCTAAGGACACAGATAGTAACACAATAACTGCTAACTCTAGTGACAGTGGTAATGGTGGATCAGGAGTCGATGGTGTGTACCAAATTAATTCTGGTTTAGATGTGTTCGTTGCCTCAACAGGCTGGGGTGTAAATCCTTGGAGTGATGGTACATGGGGATCCTCTACTGCTCTAAGCGAGATTAACCAATTAAGAGTTTGGAGCCATGATAATTTTGGTGAAGATCTTGTCATAAACCCAAGAGCAGGCAGTATATATTATTGGGACAAGTCGGATGGAGAAACAACTCGTGCTGTGCAACTTTCTACGAAAACAGGTGCAAATCTTGTACCCACAAAAGCATTACAAGTTCTTACATCAGAAACTGATAGACATTTAATAGTGCTAGGTGCTGATCCTATTGTAAACTCTGCTAGAACAGGCAGTGTTGATCCAATGCTTATAGCGTTTAGTGATCAAGAAAACGAACTAGAGTTTGAGCCTCTTACAACAAACACTGCTGGTAGTTTAAGATTATCGGAGGGAAGTCAAATTATTGGTGCATTAAAATCAAGACAAGAAGTTCTAATATGGACTGATACAGCACTTTACAGTATGCAGTTTATTGGACCACCATTTACATTCGGAGTAAATTTAATTAATAATGGTACAGGATTAATAGGACAAAAAGCTGCAGTGGTTGCACCTCCAGGTGTGTTTTGGATGGATGTTGATAATTTTTATGTTTATAATGGAGCAGTGCAAAAACTTCCTTGTAGTGTGCATACTTATGTGTTTACTGATATTAATTTAAGTCAAAGTTTTAAAAATGTCGCATTTATAAACAGTCAATATAATGAAGTGGGGTGGTTCTACTGTTCTTCTAGTAGCACAGAAATCGATAGATATGTGGCATACGATTACGAAGACGGAGTTTGGATTTACGGACAATTAAGTAGAACAGCGTGGCTCGATCAAGGTATCGTAAATTATCCTAGAGCGACAGCAAATAATTATGTGTTTGAACATGAATATGGGTATAACGATGATGGCTCTCCTATGACTAATGTGTTTATAGAAAGTTCTGATTACGATATAGGTGACGGAGAGCAATTTAGTTTTATACGAAGAATAATCCCAGACATTAGATTCTTAAGTAATTCTGAGGCTGGCAAAGTTAACATAGTTTTAAAAACTAGGGACTTCCCTGGTGACAGTTTAAGTACATCTAGCACAAACGAAATAGGAAGCAGTACACAAAAGTCTGATACTCGTGCTCGAGCAAGACAAGTAGTGTTGCGTATTGAATCAGATGATGATGCATCTGGCACAGGTAATAATGATGTTGGATGGAGATTAGGTGCTACAAGAATCGACATTGTAAACGATGGTAGAAGATAATGGCTATTGAAACACGTAATGACTCTCGTTTTGTAAAAAATTATAATTTTTTAAACGATTATCATCTCAAAAACTTTACAGTATACCCAGAACCTGTTCTTGTAGACGGTGAACTTAAAACCACTACCTCTATGCAGTTAGGTACTTTTGGTATGGATGGAAAGACTTATATATTACCGACTTATAGTAAAGATATAGGAAAAATAGAAAAGCCTCTAAAGTATTTTTCTGACTTAATAAAAAAGGGCAAAATAGTTGGGTATGAAGATGTCGTTGAAGCAGGAAAACAACAAGAGTTAATAAGAAATAAAATAATTAAAGATGGCTAAACTATTACAAACTAGATTACCCATATCACAATCCGATCAAATTACCTCCGATACATATAATCGTCTTGTAAGAGCATTAGAATTAAACTTAGGTACATTCGATACAGATAGCATAAGGCAAGTTTCTGATTCTGTAAGAGATAGTAGCCATTTTGAGTTAGGTAGTTTAATTTGGAACACATCTATTAACAGCTTACAAGTTTATGCTGGTAATAATTGGATAACCATTACTGAACCCACTATTAATAGAGGACTACAGGCAGTTGGTTCAGTAGGAACATTATCCGTAAAACTAGCAGGGAGTATAAGTGTCGAAGTCTAACCCATATTATTATAATTGTACTCTTGTTAAAGTCGTAGATGGGGACACCATAGATGTAGATATTGATTTAGGGTTTAGTGTAGTGTTATCAAACCAAAGGGTTCGACTGGCAGGTATAGATACACCAGAGTCAAGGACTCGTAATCTAAAAGAAAAAGCATTAGGACTAAAAGCTAAAGAAAGACTAAGTGAGTTATGTGGTGAGAAACTACAACTGTTGTCTTTGGGTAAAGGTAAGTTTGGTAGAATATTAGGTGTACCACACACTAAAGAAGGAGAAAATATCTGCGATATTCTGAAAGACGAGGGACATGCTGTTGAGTATTGGGGTGGTAAAAAGGTAAAAGAATGGGGTTAAAGGTAAAAACTTGACTCCTCAGATCGCCTCCAAGGAGTTTTTAGTAATGAGTTAAGGGTAAACTACCCCCCTTGTTGAGTAGAAGTAGCTACGATTAGACCTTGCTTAATCATATATTTAACTAAGCTAGGTTGTAGTTTGCCGTGTTCGTCTAAGATCTTAGTTATTAGTTTATTGTCCCAAGTATTTTCATACGGGATATATTCAAAACTACTTTCGAGTTCTTTATAGGTTATAGGTCTTCCATACACAATATTAATACAGTAGTCTAGAACACAAAGAACTCTGTTCATTTTAGTTTTAGGTTTATAAAAGCCATCACCAGCAGCAGTTCTTCGTTTACCCTCTACGCTAAGTTTAAGTTTACTTGTTTTAAAATCGTAATCCTTATCTACTTTAAGATTAGACAGCTTAATAGTATTTCTACCAATTTGTTTTTGGTACACAGAACTTTCCATAGGTTCAAAGTCTATATTTACTTCTCGTAGACTTTGGCATAGTTCTTTATAACTAGGCTGGTGAGGATGAAATTTATGTAACAGCACACAGAAAGCTGTTACAAATTCTTTACCATGAGCCTCTATTGCAAACGCACGACGTTTTTTGTATTTTCCATGACCCGATATAGCATGAGCATATTCGTGTAGTACGACCGACCAGCACAGTGCCCATTGTCTAGGTAATTCTATTTTTAAACTTGAAGAATAATTAGCACTTCGTCTTTCACCATTTACAAATACAGTTTTTACAGGTATGCCAAAGATCTTGTTTAATCTATTAACAATAAACAAACATTGTTGTTCGTTAAGTTCATCCTTACGCTTACCATTCCAACTAGAATTATTTTCCCAGTCGTAGACCTTTTTTCTTTGTTTATCTCTCATAGTTTTCTCCTTTTTTAATAACTAATATACATATCATATACTCATTTACTTTAAAAGTAAAGGACTTTTTTAACTTTTTTTATTTTATTATATAGAGTATCATTTAATTTTCGAACAGCCATTGTGCTGCAGCTTAACAGGTAAGCAATAGCCTGCAACATAATACATAGGAAACATATGGCTGGTACTAAACTCTAATGCAACCATCAACTCAACCAAGACAAGGAGTTGCTGGTGTAGCAGAATATCTTGCTTCACAAGGCAGAAAAGGTGATGACACTATTGCACACTTAACAAGTGGCGAAACAATCATTCCTGAAGATATACTAGAAAAGAATCCAAAACTAAAAGAAGATTTAAAACTTGCCTTTAAGTATGAAGATGTTCCTATGGAACGCTATGTTGTTGGATCAGGAGTTATGTCTATTAATCCAAAGACTGGTCTTCCTGAGTTCGGTTGGGTTAAAAAGACTTGGAAAAGCGTAAGAAAAACTGTTAAGAAAGCTGGACCAGTCATAGGTGCTGTTGTCGGTGGTGTTATAGGTGGTGCTCCTGGTGCTGCAATCGGTGCAGGAATAGGTAGTAAAACCTCAGCTAAAGACAATGACGACATTCTTAGAAACATGGCTATCGCTTTTGGTGGCACTGGAATACTACAAGGTGCAGGATTAAGTGGTGCAGTTTCTGCAGCAAAACAAGAGGGTATCGGTGCATTTTTTAAAACTGCTAATTGGCAACCGATGGCATCAGGACAAGCAGGTATATCAGGATTTTTCCAGAATGTTGGTTCTGGTTTAGGTAGAAGTCTTGGGTTAGGTAACACAGCTACTTTCCAAAGTGCAGGATTAAGTGCAGAACAAGCGAAATTAGTGCAAGCAGAAATGGCAGCAAGTGGTCTTCCTGCAGTAGATGCTGCAATAAAAGTGGGTATTACTGATCCAACGATTATCAGTAATTTAAGAAGCACTTCTGCAGCATTTGGTCCAGGACTTTTTAGTTCACTGGGTTCTTCTTACGCAGGACTCAGTCCATTACAACAATGGGCTGTACAAACAACAGGTGAGGTTGCGTTAGGTTTAGCTGGTAAGGATGAGTATGACAACATGGCACCTATGGTCGGAAGTTCGTATATGTCTAGACCATTAAGATCAGGTGCTAGAATAGAAGCAACACCTTTCTCAGCACAAGGTATAGCTGGGATACAAGGTGCACAAATGTCTCCTCCAGGGATGGGTAACATGACTGGTGGAACAGGTATGCAAAATAATGTTTCTGACATATATTCTCCTGCTATGAACAACATGAGACAAGGTAATGAATTACTTGCGAGTGCTGCAGGCAGATTAGCAGGAATCAGTGGTCTTGGTGCTCCTCAACTTACTCCTATTAATGTAGCGTTTCCTAGATTCGTAGGATCTACTAGAAACATGTTTGCAAATGGTGGTAGAAAGATACATAAAGGTGGAGGAAAAGTCGATGGACCTGGAACTGAAACAAGCGATGATGTAAATGCATATCTTTCTGACAATGAGTTCGTTATGACAGCAAAAGCAGTTCGTGGAGCAGGAAATGGTAGTATAGAAAGAGGAGCAGATAAGATGTATAAATTAATGGATGAGTTTGAGGAAAGAGTATAATGAGCGAACAACAAGTTACAACTAGCTACACACTTCCCCCTCAGTTTCTACAAGATTTTTTAGCTGGTGGTGGACAAGGATCAGGAGTTGTAGGTCTTTTCCCTTTATTAAACCAAGCATTACAGAATCAGTTTGCTAATATAGGCACTCCAGGTGCAACACCTTTTACTTATCAGGGTGACAGGATTGCAGGATTTAGTCCAAGAGAACTTGAAGCATTTAGATTATCAGATCAAGCAATAGGAAGTTACATACCCTTTTTAAATAGACAAACACAACTCACTGAGCAAGGACTACAGAGAGGAATAGGTGGACTTGATGATGCAACAAGAAGAATACGAGGTCTAAGTGGGTTACAAGATAGAGGACTTACAGAGGCAGAAAGATTACTAAGGTCTGGCACTGGACAAGTATTAAGTGGAACTGAAAGAGGATTAGATTTATCTAGACTAGGGACTGGTCGTACTCTTGCAGGATTAGGTGACGCAACATCTACAGCAAGAGGTGCATACGGATTACTAGGTAGTCAGTTAGGCACCTCAGGACTCACTGCTAGAGATGCTCTTGGTGGTGCTGCAAGAACTGCGTTAGGTGCAACAGGATTATTTGACCCAAGAAGTGCATCCGCATTTACTAATCCTTTTGAAGATCAAGTTGTGAGACAAACACTTCGTGATATTAGAGAGCAAGGCTCCGTTCAAGATCAAAGAAGAAGAGCACAAGCAATTGCTAGTGGTGCTTTCGGTGGTGCAAGATCTAGATTGACTGGTCAAGAATTAGCTGAAGCACAAAGAGAAGCAGAACTAGATGCTATTAGTAGAATTAGGTTTGGTGGATTTACCGATGCATTAGGTCGTGCACAAACTGCTTTTGAACAACAGCAGAGAAGACAGTCTGCAGCTGCAAATCAATTAGGTAATGTGGCTGGAGGTCTTGGTAGTTTAGCTGGAGCACAAGCAACTGCTGGTCAAAACTTAGCAAGACAATTAGCTAATTATGGACAGGCTGGTGGACTAGCATTACAGAATCTTGGTAGAACAGAGACTGGCATAGGACAACTGCGTGGTTCTGCTCTTGGTGGGTTAGGCACTAATATTGCTGGTCTAACAGGGCAAAGAGTGGGATTAGGTCAAATCTTTCTTTC